GTTTTGAATGATGAGGAAGGGTGCGTTTTGGTACACCGACTGGCGGGAAAGGGACGTCACCGCACGTGCGGCTTGCTCCGCCAGCGCCGGAGCNGGCATGGTGGCGACCGTCAGGCTGGCCAGTTGCTCACTGGCGTCCTTGACCATCCGCCGCGCCTGCTCAAGCCCCCGGGCAAGCCCTTCAGCAATGTTGACCCCGTACTCCATCATCAGCCTGGAGGGCGAGGAAATGCCCAGCAGGCTCGCGATGGGTCCGGGAAGCACGGCCTTGGCCCAGCCGAGCACCTTGGATTTCAGCCAGCCGCCCAGGGACGAAATGCCGTTCCACAGGCCATGCACGATGTCTTTGCCGATGCTCACCATTCGGCTGGCCAGGCTCCCGACAACCCGCACGCTGTCCCACACGAAGCTGCCAAAGCGGGAAACAATGTTGCCTAAGCCGCTGGTAATGGCCTTCAGCATGCCGCTCATGGCGCTGGCGGCACGGCTTGCGAGATTCGACGCCCATTTGGCAACCATGGCCGCCTTCTGGGCCACCCAGCGGGCAAACGCGGCAATGGACTTGCCGACAAAGCCCAGGATGAAGCCCAGAATCCGGTTCAGGACGTTGCCGATGAGGCCGGCAATGCGGCCAACAATCCAGACTTGCAGAAGCCCCCACAGGAATTGCAACGCGCCCTTGGCCACCTGCTTGATGGCTTCCCAAGCACCGCGCCAGTCACCCGTAAACAGCGCCACAAAGAACTTGATGATGCCCGTGATGACCTGCACGGCGCCGGTGATGATGTCCACTACTGCACCGATGTAAAACATCACGGTGTCAGCGATAAAACCGAAGACGAAGCGGAAAATGGTGCTCAGCCAATCCATCACGGGCTGGATGACCGGCTGAATCTCGACCCATCGCTGCTTGATGTAGTCGATGAGGCCACCAACCAGCGGCACAATAGTGTTGTACGCCTCTCCGAATTTCGCTTGGATTTGGTTCCACAGCGACAGGGCCACGTCACGGATGCCACCGAAGTTGCTCTGCCAGGCGGCATAAAGGAGGGCGGCACCAGCCACAAGACCGCCTAAAAGCGGCAGGAGAGGGGCAANGGTCGCGGAAAGCCCGGNCATGGCCGCAGAGGCCACCGTAAAGCCCGCTGCGATGTTCGGCAAGAAGCCAATCAGCATCAGGAGCGGGCCGCCCAGGAGGAGCAGGGACGCCAGCAGTACACCGGCCACCGCCACGAATTGCTTAGCGGGAGCGGGCAGGCTGTTGAAAACGTTGACCAGTTGGGCCGCCCGCTCAGCAAGCACTTGGAGCGCGGGCGTGAGTTGCTCGCCGATTCCGATGGCGGCGGACTCCATCGCGCCCATAAACTCCTCCCACGCGCCCTTGAGGTTGTCGGTCATTATCTCGGCCATCTGCTGGGCGGCGCCGTTGGAATTCTGGAACGCCTTGGTCAAGCGCTCCAGTTCCTCCGGCCCCGTCTGAATGAGGGCCATCATCCCGGACATGGCCTCAGCCCCGAAGATGGCCGACGCGGCCGCGATCTGTTGCTCTTGCGACAGACCACGGAATGCGCGGTTCAATTGCCCGATGATTTGCGACAGGGGCAGCATCCGCCCCTGGCTGTCCGTAACCTGGATGTTCAAGCGTTCCAGCCACTTGGCCGCCTCTTTAGGCGGGTTGGCCAGGCGAATCAGGGCCATGCGCAGCGTCGTACCGGCTTGCTCAGCCTTGATCCCGTTGTTCCCGAGAATGGCAGCAGCGGCGGCCATCATTTCCAGACTTTGACCAGCGGCTCTAGCATTGGGGGCAATGTACTTGAAGGTGTACCCCAAATCGCGGATGGAGATGTTCGAGGCGTTCGCGGCAGCGGCCAGGACGTCTGCGATGTGGCTCATATCCTTGGCCTGTAGGCCGAAGCCGCTCATCGCCGACACCATGATGTCAGCGACGGAAGCAAAGTCTTCACCGCTGGCAGCGGCGGCGTCCAGCAACCCGGGCATAGCGTCAAGGATTTGGTTCGTGTCGAAACCTGCGGCTGCCAGAACGCTCATCCCTTGCGCGGCTTCGGACGCCGAGAACACCGTCTGCGCGCCAAGCTCGATGGCGGCCTCTTTGAGGCGCTGGAAGTCCGACTCGGTCGCGCCGGAGAGGGCACGCACGCGGCTCATCTCGGCTTCGAAGTCTGCCGTCGTGGCCACGGCTGCGCCCAGCGCACCTGCGATACCGAGACCAACACCGGTCATCGCAGCGCCAACACCTGCAATGGTCTCCGACACGTTTTTCATGCGGTCGGACACCATTTCCATCTCTTGCTCCATCATGTTGCGCATGAAGCCGGCAGCCGTCCCCAGCTCGGCTTTGGCACGGGCAATGTCGGCCTTCAGTTTGTCCAGGCTCAGCCGAAACTCGGCGTACACGCTACCCAGGTTTTCCGCCATCGCTCATTACCCCCCTACAGCAAGAGCCGCGCGTCCACCATCGGTTTTTTGCCTTGCTCCAGGTAGGAGAGATAGACTGCCGCCGCCACGTCCAGGCAATAGGCCGCATAGCCGGACAGGCCAGGCAAAAAAGACGACGGCCGCTGCCCGAAGGCTTTGGCCGTCATCACCAGCTCAATCATCGCCTCGCTGTTCTCCACGAAAGGACTCTAGTTGTTGCACCTCTTTCGTCACGTACCGGAAAATGGCCAGCTTTTGCATGAGCGTCAACGGCAAAATCGCCTGAATGTCCTCGTACCTAGGTTCCACCAACGCCTCCTTGGCGATGGCGTCCAGGGCCGGAATCAGCTTCTCCATCTCCAGGTCAATCTCGTCGTTCTTGAGTTGCTTCGGGACTTTACCCTCGAAGACCTCCTGCGCCTTCACCTTGAGGCTGTTGGGAATGATCCCAGCCCGGAGAACAATTGGTGTGATGTCGATTTTGCGCGCACGCACCTTGATGGTCCCCCGGCCGTCCCAGTCGGGAATCTCAATCACTTCACCGCGTGCGCGCTCGCGGATTTCCTCAAGGGTAATCACGCCGTCACTCATGGTTTATCCTCCTCCCGGTTTTTGTGTCCCCATCATTCGAGTTCAGGTGGCAATTGGTCCACGAATTCCTTGCGCACGTAGGACTCACCCGTGGCCGGGTTTTCCCGCGCACGGATTTCAAACTCCGGCGTGCCCCATTCCTGGTCCTGGTGCTCAATGGACGGGGCATAGCCGATGCAGTAGGGGAACGTGTACTTGAGGAACCCGTCCACGCCGCCGGACTTGTTGTAGTTGGCGATGTAGACCTCCAGTTGGAACGGCGTCCGCTGGCCTTGCTCCTCAATGGTCGGGGCCGCCCAGCCGATGACCCGCTCGTCGGTCCCATCGGTCGTGGTGATGAGTTGCCCGCCGCCGATGATTTGAGCCACCTGGGCGTCGAAACGGGCGTCCGTAAAGGTGAGGTTTGCACCCACCACCACGTTGTGCTCCTCGAAGCGGGCCAGCACACGGTCGCCGCCGCGCAGCTCACCCGATTCGCCTTCCACCGTCTCCAGCTCCACAGAAACGCTTTGCGCCGTCTTGACCGCGTGTTTGGTCGGGTTGGTCGGCATGGAACCGTCCGGGTTCAGGGGCGTCAAAATCAGCCCCCGGCAACCTTTGAGGTAACCCGTCTTAGCTTGCGGAAGCGTCGCCATGGTCCATTACCCCCTTTCAAAGAGTGCAGCCGCCCGAAAGCGAATTAGGCGACCAATCAGTTGTCGGTCTTCCTCCACGAAGTCATTCATCCCCGGCACCCAGTAGAGGTCGTATTCCTCCCCCGTCTCCAGGTCCTTCACCGTCTTGCCGTGCAGGGCCTCGATGACGTTTTTGGCCAGGGTGTCCAGGGTCAGAAACGACCCGGACATGGCCTCATAGAGCCGCACCTCGATGAGGTGTTCGCCCGCGAAGGAGATGCGCATGCTCGCACCGCCATCCATTAGCTTGACCGTGGCGTAGGGGCGCGGGGTGTTTGCTGGGGCGAGAAATGCCTGGTAGACGCGGCCACCCAGGGCAGGGACTTGCTGTCTCAGATGTTGAATCACCGCGCGCCGCAGCATGGCTCATTGCCCCCACAGCTCGCGGAAGTCCCGGAGAAGTTTGGCTTTGTTCGCCTGCTGGGTGGGCTTGACGATGGCGTACCGGCCATCATGCGCCAGCTCCAGGTACACCCCGTAGTCCACCGTATGGCCGATACGAATCACCACATCGTTGCCGTCCCATTCGGTGGTGCCATACAGCCCGGCACGGGCATTCCCCGTCCGGTCGGTCCACGGGGCTTTCTCCTTCATCTCGCGCTCCAGTTTCCCGGCCCAATTCTGCGCCAAGGCAAACGTGGCGGCTTTCATGCGACTGTTCCAGTTCCTCAGGTTGTGCACCACGCGATCAAGTCCTTTCACGGTCAAGACACCTCCTCAAGGTCGGCCTGTATGGAAAACACCTCCCCGCCCAGTCTTCGATCGATGACACGCGCCACACGGAACGTCCGACCGTGTGCTGTAAACGTGTCGCCCACTTTCACGTCAGCGTCATGTGGCGCGAGGAGCAGCCAGTCGAAGGTCCGCAGTTGCCCCGCCTCCGTCACATTGAGGCGCGGCTGGGTACGGGACGGCACCACCCGTCCCACGAACGGAGGAAGGTCGGTTTCCTGCCTCAAGTTCCCGCCCGCGCCGTCGTCCACCACCTCCACCCGATGGATGGCGATGTCCACCGGGTTCTCGGCAATGGCGCGGGCGTGGGCTTCCCGCAAGGCTTTCAGGGTGTTCATTTCGCGTCGCCTCCCGTCCCAAGCACGTCAGGCGGACAGAACGCGAACACGCGGGACGTGCGCTTGGGCACCTTGGCGCGGAAACGTTCAGCCATCGCCAGGCAATGGTCGCGGTAATCTTTGAGTGATACGAACCGGTACGCCTCATCACCGGCCCGCGACTCCTCCAGGCCGCCGCGCTCGCTCATGGCACGGGCCGCCTTGCGCTCCCACGCCTCCGCTGCGGCCTCTTCGATGTACTGCGTAGCCTCCAGGATTTCGTCCAGCTCCGCGTCGGTAAACCGCGTGTCCGCATCCGTTCCGCCTTGCGGAATCACCTCGTCGATAAGGCGGCGGAGGCGGTCGCGAAGCTCAGCCGTTGGCGTCACGCCTCATCACCCCTTCTTGCGGGGCTTGGCTTCGGCCTTAGGCTGCTCTTTGGCTTGCTCTTTGGCTTCCTTCTTCGTGTCGGCTTTTGGCGCGAAGTACGGGCATTCCCGCTCCATGTCGCGGGTTTCTGCCGTCCAGCGCTGCCAGGGCAGTTTCGAATGACAAGGTTGTGCCGGAAGCAGACCGGGGTCTGCCTCCGGCACCCATGGGTAGTGCGCACAATCGACACACCGAGCCATGCACCGTCACCCCTTACGGCAGGGTAATCTCCTGCACGGCCTTCTCGGGCGACGCCACGACACCGCGACGCGCACGGCCAACGATAGCGCCACGGATGAGGCGCTTGATGTCGGCGGCGCCCGCGTCGACCATGAGGTCGTGCTTCACCAATTCCACGAAATACTTGCTCGGGTCGATGAGGTACGCTTTGTTCGGGTCCACGCCAGGGTAGTTGTAGGTCTTCTCACCGACCGTCACCGTGTACCCGTCGTAGAAAATCAGGGTGTTGATTTGGGAGATGGCCGGGTAAATGGTTCCGCCGACCTGCATCCGCTGCAGGGCCTCCTCAATGTCCCATTGACGGCTAGAGTGCGCCAGCAGGATCGTCGGACGGCGACGCGCACGGGTATCGGGGTCTTCGTCCTGGGAAGCGTCGATCAGCCCCTGCTTGATGGTGTTGCGCAGCTTCTCCAGGTACGTAGCACCTTCGGTGGAAGCGGCCGTCTTGTTCTTGGCCGGGTAGTTGTAGCTGATGATCGGGTAGAGGTGGATGTGGTTCAACAAGCTGTTGTACGCCTCGCCCATAGCGCGGCTAAGTTCCGTGATGGACCAGTCTTCGGAATACTCCTCGACGTCCTCGGTCCACTCGAAGCCAGCCGCGTACGTAAGAATCGGCACGGTGGACACAGGCCCGACTTTCATATCGCCGAATTTGACTTCTTCGCCCTCCAGGTGCTCAAGAAACACTACCCGAGCACCCACGAACGGGCGAATGTCCACGTGCCGCGTGAAATTGCGGTTCGTGACGTTGCGGTAAATCGGCTTGTACAGCAAAGGCACCTGCTCACGGCCCAGCTCCAGGTCTAGGACGACCTTCTGCACCACGGTAGCCAAACCGCTGGCCGTGGTAATCATCTCGCCAATGGGACGGTCAAGCTCCAGCACTTCCATCTCACCGGCGACAATCCGCTTGGTGACGTACTCCAGCTTGCGGCCGGGCGCGATGTAAGGCACGCGCTCCTCAATCGTTTGTTTGCGCCGTTCCTCGCGCAGCGTCTCAAGGCTAATCACTTTGTATGCCATCACTCGTCACCTCCGAACCGGGATTAGGCTTGCGGGATCAGGACAAACCAGATGACATTGTTTGCGTCCTTGGCGGACGTCACACGGCCCACGGCTTGCCCGCTTTCCGCCGTGGTCAGCACCTTGTTTGTATCATCGAAGTACACCGTGTCGCCCACATTGAAGGTGTCGGCGGTGTTAATTTGGCTCGTCTCATACTCGGCCTGCTGAATCGTCAGGACCACCTGCTCGCCTTCAGCGGCGTCCTGCATCGCCAAGCCGAAGAATCCGGAAATGCGGTAGAATTTCCCCGCCTCCACGGCACCAAAACCGGCCGGTACCGTGAGTTTCACGCTGCGTCCATCGGAAACCTTACGCGCCATCGCTCATCCCTCCTCGTGGTGGTTAGATGCGAACACGCACGACCGAAGCACCGGAAACGGCATTCGGGTGCGCGGTGTTTTGCGGCCGGATGGTCGTTTCGCGGAACAGACCAGCCAATGCCTGTTTGACGTCCTCGGCCTCCAGCATCTCGCCCACCAGCTTGCGGATTTGCTCCTCGTCGGCGTTATCCGGAACGCGGAGCATTCGTTTGATGAGCGGACGTGCGGCCTCCGCCGTCACCATCTCACCGACCACCTTGTCGATGAGGGCCTCGCGTTCGGCGGCCTTAGCCTTCGCCGCAATCTCCGCCGCTTGCTTTACGGCGGCAACCACATCCGCAGGAGCGGCGCCCTGCTCAAGGCCCAGAACCTCAGCCATTTCACCAACAGCCTGGGCGCAAGCTTGCAGTTTCTGATACTCATCGCCCCCCAGCTCTTTTGCGACCGTCTGGAAGTCCCAGCCCATCTCGCCGCACACAGCGGCCACGGTCGTGTGCTTCTTCGCCACCGCGTCCTTCAGTTGCGCCAGCAGTTCCTGGATGTTCATGCGCTCATCACCTCCGCTTGGTTTTGCCAACGCCGGAACCGGACCGGTCCCGACGAAATCCTCGAACGTGCTGTCCATCTCGCCGACGGCCACCACCTCCGTCGGCATGCCCGCCCGGTTCAACGGCGTCCAGTCGATGGACAGGGGACGGAAGTCCACCACCTGCGTCGTGCCGCTTTCCTGGGCCAGTTGCGCCATCCCAAAGATGGACACTTGCCGCGTGACCTTACCCCGGATCCACCGCTTGAGGTCGTCTGCGGCTTTGTCAATGACACCCCGCGCGTACAGGGCAGCCTTGCCACCTTCGTCCCGCACCACGGCACCCACCCAATGGGTGACGGGCGTCGGGAACTCGGTGGAGACGTTCTCAGGCTTCTGATGGCCCAAGAACCCAGGCAAGCCCGTGCTGTTGATCTCCTGAGCAATGCGCTCCAAGACGCGGCGCGTGTAGTACCAGCCGCGCTTGGATTTTCCCTCGGGGATGCGGACAACCACTTCCATCGGGTTGTCGTCGCCCGCCTTCAACTCCTTCACCGCGTCCACGGCCCACGGGGCCAGCGGCACATCCTCCACCCGCATCTCGGAGATGACGCGCGCCTCCACCCGCGCCATCTCGCCTTCCACCTGTTCACCTGCCAATTGCAGCAGCGACGCCGGAGGCTCCATGTTCAGCGACCGGTAGTGGCGCAGCAGGTGACGGGCCGCTTGTCGGCGTTGCTCCGGCGTCAGGTTCGGTTCCGCACGTGCTCCAGCTAACGCCTGGGCTGCGGCAATCAGGCCGTTGCGGTTGAGGACCAGCGTGCCATTGACAATCTCATGATGCGGCCCCCAGCAATCCGCTTGGGTCAGATCCGCGTTCACGTCGGCCTTGACGACGGCATACATCTCGCGGACCGCAGCGGCGGCGCCTTCCTCGCCGTCCTGGAGCGCCTGTTTCAAACGCTGCCAGATGGCCGACTTGTCGACGTCGCTCCAGGCGCGGTTGCTCACGCGCTCGTTGTCAATCCTCAGCGCCACGCTCCGTCACCTCCTTTCCAGGGTTGGTTACTTCTGCGACAGGACCCTCACGCCTTGGCTGTTCGACGGGTACATCTCCAGGGTCACGGGTTGTTTCGGCGTTTGGCTCAGCACTTTGGGAGCAAACTTCCCATCCGCGCCTTGCCGCACGTAGGCCCGCGTGCTCGGATTAAGCCGCATCACGTGGCCACTCATTCGCCGTCTCCCTCCTTCTCACCCAGCACATACAGGCTAAGATTGACATGTGGGTAATCCTTGCCTTCCTCGCTCACATCAAACTGCATCACGGCCACCGCGAAGGGCAAGGACTCCAGGGCCTTGATGATTTCAGCCATGTAATTCCGATCCCGGAGACTCAGGCGCGTGGCCTTCCGTTTGGGTCGCGTTTCCTCCATGGGCACCTCCATGCCCTTCGGCAATTGGTCACCGGGCAAACTCCGCGCCATCCTTTCACCTCCCCTAGTAAACCATTTACCCCGCCCGAAAAACGGTTCTCAGGGACATTTCCGTCCGTCTGGCGGGGTTTTTAAGCAGACCGCATGGTCGGACGTGCAAGATAGTGCTGGACAGACTGGTACCAGCGTTCGATGTCGGGGTGGCTGCCGGGGTCGTTGACCCACTCTTTGAGACGGCGCACGAACTGGCGCGGCTCCTCCATCGCCGGAACCAGTATGCACCGGCACCAGGGATGGGGCTTGGGCGGCACCTCGTCCACCCGCCAGAACCCGTTGCCGCCACGGTTGGCATAGGTGTCGCAGATGTCGGGCACCGGATGAGAACCCGACAACCTCCAGTAGAACCCGTTGCAACTCGGGACGGTTCGGTAAGCAAGCACGGTCCCCTCATGGAACGCATGCTGCATCTCCGTGACGGCCAGGCGCATGGCCTCCATGCTCACGTCACGCGGCACCTTGAGGCGCTTGCGGGTCTCCTCCTTCAGCGCCGTGAACACGCCGGGCTGCAGGTACTGCTGCACCTCGCGGGCCAATACTCGTGCATTGAGGCCACGGGCCACCCCGTCCTCCACCAGCCTGCGCAACGCCTCGCGGGCGTGTGCGCTGGTGCGCCACACCCGGTCCGACAGCTTCAGGCCGTCGTGGTAGGTGCGGGTCCACATGGCCAGCACCGCCCGTTGGTTGACGCCAGCAAAAAGGGCGACCACCTGGGCCGCCGGGAACACGTCCTTGGTCAGCTCCAGCGTCACCTGCTCGGCTCCGCTGGTGGCTTCCCTCGTTGCAAGCTGGATGCCGGCCATGATGGCCGCAAGCAGCTCATCGTTCAGCGTGCGCGCAATCTTGTCCAGGGCGGCGGCCAGGGCCGAAAGGTGCGCATGGCGAAGGGTCCCTGGCGTGACCTGCTCAATCTCCTGGCGCACCTGCTCGGCCACGCGCCGGAAAAGGGCACGCACCTTGTTGGCCGTAAGCCGCTCGCCTCGCTCAAAGCGCTGGCGTGCCCGCAGGATGTACTGCGCAAACTCCTCGCTACGGGTAGCACGCTCCCAGTCGTCGCGTCGGATGACGGCCATCAGACTGCACCGCCTTCAGCGCCTTCCTCCTGGGCCACCCCTTGCTCCGTTTCAAGCCCCGCGCCATCCCGCATGCGTTGGAGCATGGCCATGCTGCGCAAGACGCGGCGCCGCTCGTCATCGTCGCCGTCCCGGTCCAGCCACGGCAGCATGCTCGGCACAAACTCGCGCAAGAACTCGGCTGCCGCGTCAATGGACATGAGGCCGGACTCGACAGCGGTGGTCAGGCCGTTGACAAGCGTGGCGATGGTCTCGGCCACTTCTCGGTCGTTACGCGGCGAGATTTCTTCCCATCCCACGTCCACCTGGTACGTCTCCAGGCTCCGGTTGTTGACTTGCGCCCACATGGCCAAGTACATGCTCGCCAGCTCGCCGTAGGGCTCCTCGAACAATCCGCGCTTGCGGCGAATCTTGCGGGCCAGCGGGACCATCTGTTCGCTGACCGACGCCTTGCTGCTGCTCACCGCCGTCCCGAAGGCGAATTCGGGCGTTTCGCTCACGTCCACAATGCACATGAACAGAAATTTCAGTAGCGTCGTAATGCCTGCAAGACCGCTGTCTGCCGTGATGAATTCGATGTCGTCGCCTTCCTGGAGTAAGAAAATCTCCTTGTTGTCGAAGCGGAGCTTGCCGTTTTCGACTTCCTCGCGGCTGAAGTTGTTCTCCAGAAACGCCTCCACGTCCGCCAGCTTGCATTTGACCTTGGGCCGGCTGAACATTTTAGAGCCCTGCACCGCGAACAGCATGACGTCGTGGTAGGCTTTCATGAACGGCTCGATGGGCTCCAGGTCGCTGGAGCCAAAGAGCTGGTGCTCCTCCGCCTCATTCCGGAAGTGCACGATAGGGATAAAGCCCCACGGGTTGGAACCGTCCGTCTGCAATTGCTCGCGGACTTGCTGTGGCGCGCGACCATCAACCTCCACCGCGCGCGTCGTCTTGGTCAGCCGCTCCGTGACCTTGTACTCGTACAG